GCCCGTGTTGGCGCTGAAGCAGTCTTCGTCTTCTCGCAAACCGGTCCGGACGGTAGCGATGAGGTAACGAAAGCCTCTCTCCGCCAGTAACGCGAAGCTAAATAAATGATATAATTCGATATATAAATAAAACGCTTAGCAAGATTATTTCTTCATGAAGGAAGCAGTCTTGGATAAGACTCACTGTGGTGTAATTCCTCCGTTATCCGATTTCGTCTCCTGAATATCTAAATCCTTGTTCACTTGCGTAGGGCCAAATGGCTCTTTGATGTAATCAGTGGTTCAAGTAATTAAAGTATTAAGTAATATGGATAACTAGTTTCTATTTTCTTCCAAGTCGATTATATCAGACTCACTAATATATTGAAGTTTCTTCTGCATATCCCTGTACCAGAAAATATTATTCTCTGGGTCAAAAGATTGTGCAGGAGGGTCGGACTTCATCAATCCATCTGCTATAGCCAATGCACCTCCGAGGGCCGGAGAGAATGCACCTATAGCAGGCTACAAATAAGGCATCAATTTCTTCACGACGTTACCGCCTGTTCGCAGCACGCCTTGCGTCATACCCCACAATTTCTCAAATCCTCCTTTCTGATATGCTCCGTTATTGTCCAAAGCATGTGATAATATCTTATATTGGGATAGTTCAGGGTATTTTGGTGTCAATGAATTAGCTCATATCTCGAAGTCTCAAGCTGCCGTCAATCCAGCTGTGAACACGTTAGATGTGTCCACCCAAAAGACGTAGTTCAAATCGAAATCCATCCTTAGAATAAAAGATAGATTGACATCGGCTTGTATACTTCTCGCTGGTTGTATGAAAATTGCATAAGCTATTGTTTCTGTAGCATATTTAGTCACAGTCGTTGAGTCATCGTATATCATAGCATCATTGTTCACTGCTACGTTAAGGTTAACCTCCTCGCCAGCAGGATACGATGTTCCTAATCAAATCAACTGGTCTAAAGATAAATTCTGGTTGAGCTATTTGAATTGAATATGTCCTATGATAACATCACCGTTTACTGTTGCATGTGGTGACTATGTTTGCAATCTGAGATTAGAAGCCCAAACATATCCACCTTCAGAGAATGCCATGAAATCACCACCGTATAAAGTTGTATAGCTTTCTGACTAACTCAATAACTAATAGTTAGATGAGGGGTTGTTCATAGAAAAGGTTGTGCCTACGCTGGACAAGTTCTGAATATAAAATCCAGCTTGACGAGTTCCAATACCTACCTACTGAGCAACGCAAGTCGGGTAGTAAAACACTACAGTGTAATCAGACGCCACTCAACTCCTGAATGAATGGGTGTGCATAATCCTTGACCCCACATTGATTGGGTGTCCGTTGACGACATACTAACAGTTCATCTTTCCTGGGAAGAGTTTGGCTATGTTGAAAGAGTCCACCTAGCTCAGGCGGCTCTCCCTATCGTACATAAATTGTTCTTTGGCTGCGTCAGCTAGGACTGGGTCAGGGCGTACTGAGTAATTGGAGCCTTGTCCTCTCGCTGCCTGTTTCCTTCCGCGCTTTGCTGCCTTTAGGAGTCTCTTCACCTCCTTGGATTGTTTCTAAGCTTTTCTGGCCTATTTGGATTCCTTCTATTCCATTTTTAACGTGTGATTCCCTCAACGAGGTATCCCTGACTATGAGGTTTCAACCTACACGAATGCATTGAGTTCCATACATTTGCAATAAATTACCGGGCCCAATGTTGAGCTTGTCCATAACGGCTTGGTTGATGAGCCAAGCCTCTCACTAATCAAACTTCTTCTCTGAGGGTACATAGTACATGGCTTTGTATATATCTTTCAGCACCTCTTCGCTATACAAACCATGCTTACCTTCTAGTTTATTTTCAGCTATGTCCTGAAACAGAGGGATGGGTAACTCGTTCTTAAGGGAATAAGCCACTGCCACCGAATGCAGAATAGGGTCACGATTGAAGATAGGGTTATTGTGCAGAATCATCTGCTTGGTTCAGAATGCTTTCACCGGGTCTCATAGGAAATGGAGTCCTGCCCACGAAGAGGTGTCCCCAGTGTGTACCGCATATTTCGAACAGAAGTCTATATTCCACCATTCTGCTACGTTTATTTCCTTAACAAGCTGACCCAAGCCGAAACCCGTGGATTCAAGAGGCATTGCCGATGCCATGCACTATCTCACTTCCTTAATAAAATCTTCTATTCGAGAGTGGTGAACCCAACAAACTACGTCATCTCCTGCGGCCATCAATAAAGGTTCTATGCCTATATTGTCCATAATGAATCTGTAGTACATGATGGAACGCAAGGTGTTACCTAATGTAGTTCTGGTCGGGTGCCCAGAGAAGGTTGTCCCTCATATGTTTAGAGCCGGGAACACTTTCCCATGGTCTCATTTGGATATCCTATCAACGACTATGTTCTTATTCTCGATTGGGAGGTCAAAGAAAGCCCATACGTCTACTTCAGTCATCTACTTCTTAATCCCATTAGATATCACCTCGAAATTCCCTGCTATGCCTTCCTGCTCCAGAACATGTCTTAGAATTTGGTCCAACCTGTCATTTATGAGACGGAAGAATCGCTAATCTACCGCTTCAATGATTTGAAAATGCTAGTTCGAGTCAAAAGCTGAACCATCCATTGAAACGGAACGATACTCATTCAGATTCCGAGTGCCCAGTATCTTCTGCATCCTTGCTACGTAAGCGTCCGAATTGTCTCCATGACAAAATGACGGGTCGTTGTGTTTTATATCCTTGAAAATCTAATCCTGTAAGTAGGTCGACAACCCACAAAGGTTGTCCGACGGATTAAATATTAAACGTGGTCTCGAACTTTCCTATAACGGGTCACCTTTATGGTAGTACACTTCGCCGGATTTAACCATTAACTTGAAGCTCCCCTCAAAATCTCTTCTAGATGATGTGTGGAGTTGTTTATGTATTACAGTTCGATATTTGTTTTTCTTAGATATTGGCCAGTTCTTGGACTAGACCCAATCTGTGACAGTAGGGATAGTTATTTCGGGGTATTCGCGGACAAGGTGTGGCATATCAGCTTCGCAAAAATCGTCGAATCTAGTCATAGTCTGCGGTTCAGGATAAAGTCAAGATACGAGGTGGCGCTAAAAGATGGCTGCCACTAAATTGTTTTGACTCTTAGCGCACCACTCGAATTCCATTGATTTCTAACCCTAGTCAATAACTTGATATCCCGTTCGACAAACTAAAGTTTTCCTGCATTCATCCGAAACAAGGTCCTCCAGTTTGTCTTTAACCTAACGTATGATGTTCGAATTATGTTGTGCATGATAAGACGTCGAGACACAAATGGCTACATCGGTAATCATATCTTTTGCAACTGGCTTCTGATAGTAGTAATCTATCCATTGCCATGAGGATTCATGAAGAGATTTAATAGCTTTACCTGCCTTCTTTGGTTCTCCCATAAGTTTCGAGAGTTTATGAGGAGTGGCAAGTTCGTATCACCCTGCTCATAGAATTCATTGGTCCTGCACGGATATGTTATCTTTCGGGGTAGCGTACATTGATTTCAACACCTGGTAGCCATAGTACAATCCTATAGCTGCTACACCTATGAAAGCCACTTTTGATTTCCAATGATTTCCATTGACAAAGAATCCCGTAGTCTTGTAAGCTCCCTTGATTGACCTCTTCCATCCCATGGTCTTACATGCTACGGCTGCTGTTGCGCTTAAGGTAGCTTTCACCCACCGTCCCAAGGAGCTGTTGTCATATCTTCAATGCATAAACAAGTAGTTGGCTTGATGGTAAATTGATTCAACAGGGAATTTTATAGGAGGCATGTTTACCACCATCTCTTGCTGCTTCCAGAATTTCTACTCAGATGTCAAGATTTGCCCTTTAGCTATGAAATCTTGCATTATGGTGGATTGAGTGTTCCTGGGTAACGTGGACTCATAATAGGTGGGTAACTGCTTGGCGGTGTCATCAACAATTACGAGGCGGTAGAAGTGGAATGTCTGATTCAACAAAGTCCCGGCGTAACCTTTCAAAGGTTCTTCCCATGATTTCAAGCCGGGAATGTGGACAGTCAGGACGAGGGGAGTGATTATTTCAAAGAGGCCGAAGAGCGAATGTGTTATATTCTTGAAGTGTGACCTTTTGTACACATCTTCGGGTAATATGGTATAAAACCCTTCCCTCTAAACAAACCAAGTCTTACCGACAGACATGGTAGGTTCAATACATAATCTAACACTAGATTTCTCACTGCCCCTATTCAATCCTATTGTTACGCCTTCATACTCGACATTTTCTCCCTGTTCATTGCCTGGTGCCTATCTGGCAACTCATTGTTTTATGACAATTCCCCTAGCCATACCGTTCGTTACTGTTATCTTGCAGTAATCCTTTTCACCATACATCCAATGCACGTTATCGAAACCATCGGGGTTATTGTACACCCCGTCTGGTTGAGCGGTTTCATAACTGAATTTAGCTAACTACCTAAAAATCAAGCCTTTCCATTCTCCCTCTGGCCGGTATCGTTGTCCTTCTTTCAAGAACCCATACTATGCAAAATAGTTATGCCACATGACGTCCATCGTCAGTATCATGTTAGCCGCTGGATGTCTGTAATCTTTGGACCACTAGTCTGTGGGTAGATTGCTTTCTCTGGCAAACACTACATTCCCTTGTGGTAAAGCTCCAAATGACTCCGGGTCATATAACTATCCTGCATTATTGTGTCCTAGCGTTGCATAAAGGTTCATCAGCTTGTCTATACCATAAGCACTATCCGTCTACCAGCTTCCTACTTTTACATCAATCCTCTTCTCGTACAATGGCACCAAGACAGTCCTGTGTCCTGTCATTACGTAGAATTCAGGGTGTAATCGGGGAAACTTGTTCACTAACAATTCTCGATATTTCTATGGAATGACTCGCAATATGCTGATTTGAGGGACCACGGACCAACCCACCATACTACAGTTGTCGATGAAGAATATCTGCTACATCCATTGAGCTTCCAGTTCTTCATTGGTGTCATCAGGAATCTCGGTAAATCTTTTTGAAAGGACTATAAAGTCGTCTCAAAGTTGAGAGGGTGTCTTCTAGAATCTTGATTTCTATAACTGAATGGCCTTAGCCCAAGTCATAGGTTTGGAATGCTTACGTACGACGTATTCTTTCTTATTGGGGTTCAGGGCTTTGAGTTTTCTTATCTCTTCTCACAACAAACCCATATCATCAGGAGTGAGAGCCCTTTTATGTTGACTTTGATACCTTTGATAAATCCCTAAACTTTCCAAGAATTGTCAATTATTATGCCACACGGCGGTATTAGGCTTCCTGAAATCATCAGCTCACAGATTGCAACTTACTCCGTCTTTTGCTACACTCCGAGGCACCCACGCTCCGGTTGCAGGCTGCACATTAATCTTAGGGTATATCTTAATCCTCTTCTAGTGTGGGATAACGATGTAGCAGTGGCCCATTTTCGTCTTCTTGTCATACTCAACGAGTATGCATGTGCCGCAATTCTGTTGATTCAAATACAATTCCAAGGTCGTGTAAGGTGTGCCTATCTCGTGGGACAAGGCGCAGGTCCTCCCTGCTGTGTTCATACTTATCCAAGTTCCAAGCGTAGCGAAATCTACGTCTTTTCCGAATTGTTCTTTTAGTTTCTCCACCTAAGTGTAGTACATCATGGTATATTTATCAACGTCAAGAGCTTCTCCCTCTTCCGTATCAAGGAATTCAGGCCAGCTTGCAACGAAAGCGGCTCCGTACGAAGCACAATATCCCTCGGAACCTGGACATGAAATGACTACAGCCTTACCTATGTCTATGCACGAGGGGGTGAACCTTTTGATGCTAACGAAGTTAGCTGTCTTAGCTTTCTTGTTGGCCATAGATGCATATGCATCCGCGTACAGATCGGCCAATTGAGATGGTTCACTAGGCGTGAGTTTAGTTATTCAGTCAGGGTCCTTCATTTCCTCGACTGTCGATTTCTTAGGTGCAAGTAATTTTGATGAGCCCACTAAAATAGATGAAGCTCACCAATCCTACCTAACTTTCTTCCTGTTGTATGAGACTTCATGTCTCACTGATTTATATTTCCTATCTAACAACATCAAACTCCCTATTACAGCGTCATAATCTTTTGTACCGGGGAGCCACTCGAGGCATTTCCTCGAGTGTAAACCTAACTATCTGATAAAATCCGAAGTGACCTCCTGCCTCAGAATTGAGCAGGAAGGACCAAGCTTAGCTTGATCCCACTTACGGAAATGGCCGGATATACGCTCGCTAACTGGGGTTGCCGGTCGCATCCCAATTAGGTTCTCTTTGCTTTCGGAGTTCCCTCCTAACCTTCCTGGCCGAGACTCGCCGGGAAGTTCACGTTTTAACTCTGTGAAGAGTGGACATGAG